AAAACCTTGTGCAAAATAATTCTTTAGTGTGTCCTCTTTTTTAGTTGGCAAATCATATCTCTCTGCACAATCTTTTAGATGCAATGGTTCTTTAATGCCCCTCTGCAAAACATACTCTGTGAGCATTGTACAAAAAATAGGACCATCGTACTTAAACCCTGATTCCCAAAGCCACATAAGATCATAGGCAATATTATGACCTATTAGGATAGTAGCACGATCTAGTAACTCTTGAATTGTTACATCGTAGTTGTTTGCCCTATCCATATTAAATAAATATTCATTACCTTGATCATCTAAACATCCAACCATAACTAATTTATTGTTAGGCTCAAATGGATCAAGATGCATCTTACCATCTCGTTTGGTGACGGTGTTTTCTACATCTAGTGTTAACTTCATTCTAATCTCTCCTTCAATTGATCTATCGCTAGATTGTAACAAGTTGCCCTAACAGTATAATTGTTAGAAGGGTCAACTTCCCCTTTTTTTAAATACTTAGCTTGGTAAAAGTAGTCATGCTTTTTCATAACACCAAGATACCAACCAACACTAAAATCTTTTTTAACTCTTGTGAAAGCATAATAATCGCAGTCTTGATTTGCATTGTATTCTGTAATGCTACATTCATAATGTGGCAGTGGTTTGACACTTGTTTGTTTTGTTTTCACATCAACTTTGTATCCATCTATAAATAAATCATACTCATATGTGTTTAACCATTCGCCACCTAATACTAGTAATACTATTTGTTCTCCTATGAAACCTGCTAAGTTGCCACCCCCATTGAGGATGGAGTTGTTTAACTTGCCAACCTCTATCGCTTTTTCTCTCGCTTTTACAAACATTTCGTCTGTAATATTTATTTCAATCAAGATTCATACCTTCCTAATTTGTAGTTCAATTCACAAGTTATCATACCGTGCCAACCTGTTAATTTATTCTTTACGATATTTAAATGCCTTTGTAAATCTTCTTCATCACCATCCTCTTGTTTTGGTGGATTCTTGGCTATCAATATCATAAGATCTGCTTCAGCAGCTTTACCTGTTCTACTGCCTTCCATCATGGATTGATTCAGTAAAACTTTACCTTCTGCGTCAGCAGATAGTTGGGACATATAAAATACTGCACACTCATGTTGCTTTGCAATTTGCCTTGCATGTATCGCATTTGCTTTTAATGATTCATCTGCTCTAGCAAAGCCTTGTGATCTAGCGAACTTGTCACCCATATCAAGCAGTAGCACATCAGGTTTGTATGATTTACATACACTCTCTACCCATGACATGTCACGACCAGTAGCATCTTTTATTTTGATCTTGTCTTTTATTGGTGCATACAAGTCTCGTGCTTTAGATGGATTCTGTTTCACTTGTTGCATTGTCATGCCAGTGGCTGCAGTTAAATATCTAGCACCAACTCTGTGGCTACCCTCTTCGTTACACAGTATGATGCAATTAGCACCTTGATGTGCCAAACCATTTGGTGAAGCGATCATACTTGCATGGAAAGATGTCTTACCTGTATTTGGTCTAGCACCTACTTCAATTAAATGTCCAGCATTCACACCATGAATCATACGTGTGAGTGAGGGTATGTTGAAGTGCCACCTAGCCTCAAGATCATTCTTAGCTAACAATGTTTCAATCTCAATGTCATCCCATTCTACGTTTAGATCAGGTGTGAAATCATCATTGTATTGTTCAAGTAATAATCGCAGTGGCTCAAGACTAGTCTGAACACCGTTCACGTAGTCGAAGCCTAAGTTAGCTACATCTTCTCCAATCACTTGTTGGAATAATTTTGATAACACCTCTTGTGCTACATCACCACCCAATGGTTGTTCTTTTTTTATTGTTTTGAAAAGTATTGAGTATGCTTGTTTTTGTGCAGTTGTCATTGATGGATGACTAGACATAAACAATGCTTCTATTTCATCCGGGGACAGAGTTCTCTCATACCTATCCATTGCTAAGTCAATTGATTGTTTTATCTTTCTAGCATCTTTGCTAAACAATCTATCAGGACATCTTGCACCACGATGTTCATCGTAGAACGTCTTGTCCATTAAACTTCTTAATAATGCTAATTCCATATTTTACTCCTTCGGGGTTAGGTTATATAAATTAGTTATATCTTTTTTATTATAATATTTTAAATCGTCAGTTAGTCTTAACACCTTTATGTTGTTCACGTATCCTCGTAACTCTTTTGCAAAAGCAAAAATCTTAGGCATAGCATCGGGGTCAAGTGCTATAATTATTGTAGAGAACCGTGAAAGAAATTTCTTGTGTTCTTCTGAGAGTTAAGTTACAAGAATAGCAACCGCGATAAATGCATCGCCACCAATTCTAGCGGCACTAACACAGTCCTCTACAACAACACCGACATTACCATCGCCATAATAATATGGCAAGGTATTATTTCCGTATCGTTTCCACTTAGGTAGTCGTGATGTTAGTGCTCTTCCAGTGGCATCTACAATTTTATCGTCATCCTTAATTAGGAAAACAACTCTGTCCTCTTTTACATCGTAATGTAAATCCAATTTATTTGGATCTAGACTCCATGTATTACAGAACTCTATTAATTTTTTTCTATTATTATGGGGGACAATATATTCGGGTAACACAAAGGCAGTGCATGGAGGAGATACATTTTCTTTCTTTAACTGTGCAGTCAAAATATCAGTCGCAGAAAGTCTTACCTTTGTGTTACCACTAATGTTACAAGAAGCCTTGTAACAATTCCATACTAACATTCCCATGTTATTAGTAGCAGTAAATGTTTTATAACCACTACAAATGGGGCAGTTAAGTCTCTTAGTATGTCCTATGGGTATGTCTAAGTCTAACATGTACCCCCGGACAATGTTAATGTCTTTTACCATAATTCTAAAAATCCGTCAATTTTTTTCTTGCATCCAATGCAAAGTTGGCAGAAGTAAAGGTATTTTTCATGTATGGTTTGACACTCTGAGGGTTAGCATGACCTGTGACTGCCATGATATTACCCATAGATACTCCTGCATCTACCATTTCTGTTGTACCCGTTCTTCTAAGGTCAGATAATCGCAAGTTTTCAGACAATCCAGCCTCATTCATGATCTTCCTACCAATGAATGGTAGTTTAGTGAGCGAATAAGGCTCATACAGACCCCTTCTTGGCTTCGGTCTAGGGGTAACATACCTCTGAAATCCAAAGTCCTCACGTTGAGCTTTTAGCATCTCATTTAAATCATCAGATATGGGCAAAAATACCTCTGCTTTTCTCTTTGATTGTTTGATGTGTGCTTTTTGATTGTCTAGATCTAGACTTTCCCATGTTAACACCCTCATATCACCCAATCTTTGACACCATTCATATGCCATATGCACAATCAGACCTATACTTCTATATTTGAAGTCAGAATATGCATGATCTAAAAACTTTTTGACATCTTCTTTTTGCCAAACAACTCTTCTCTGTTCAGGTGTCCTCTTTTTTACATTTGAAAAAGGATTAGAGTTACAATACTCCATCTGAATAGCATAATTAACTAATATTCTAGACACAGACATGACATGATTCGCCATATGTATGCCTTTCTCACACCATTTCTCGTAGCACAGTCTAGCATTCTTAGTTGTGATATCGGATATGTTAGTACCACCCAAAGTGCGAGTAGTACCAACATTTGTATCCATAGCTACACTAAGAAAATACTTATATTGTGCTTTAGTTTCATCACGTAAGTTATTGAAATCAAACGACAAATAGTATTCTTGTAGTAACTTATTTGTTTTCATTATGCTGCCACCAATTGTTTAAACTGAGGTGAGTTAATCCATTTGGCAACCTCTTGCTCTCTCTTCCACATGGACTCTGCCTTAGTGTCGTGACCAGTATTTCTGAGAGTGAAACCATTGTGGTCATCAGCATAAGAAGAGTAGTTAGTGAAAGCAGAGTAAAGAGCAAACACATTCTTACCTCGCTTGGCAATCTCTCTGTGTGCTAACTCATACATCTTATCCACCATCTTCTCAGACTTGATGATGCTAGATAGAAATGTCTTACCGTCTACATTGAGAGGTGTGTCTGCCCACTTCTGTAGCATCTGACAACGTAACTCAAAGTTAGCTCTAGCTTTCTGTACTCTATTGATAAAATTACCATAGAGAAAACCACTAGTATTCTTCATTACAATACTACTGAAGTCCCCAGTAATCTGTCCGTTGCTACAATAGGTATCGATTGCACCTGTATGTACTTGATTAGAACAAGACCCATCAATGCCATGCAAAGCAATGATACGTTCATTGATGACTGTCCTATGCTTGTTGGTGATCACCTCATGTTGAACATTGGGTAAGATAATATCCAAGAAACCAAAGGCATTATTCCTAGCAGTCTTGATTGTTACCTCTGCACCTTCTAGCTCGTGAGGTAATCTATTATCTTGTATCACTTTCTTTATCCCATTGAAAAACTGTGGATGTGATGCACACTTAAAACCATCACCAACAATGCCGATATAATCACCAGTGCTTTTGTTGATGACATACTTTTTGCCTTTCATCTTGGTTGGCTTAAAGCCTACTTT